TGACCTTTCTAAAAGGCGCAAATTTGACGTTACAGATGATAATGGTAATGTTGTGGTCAGTTTATATTTTAAGGCTATTACAAGGGCTGACAGAGCCAGAGCAACGCAAAGGGCTGGAAGTGATGACCCATTGATTGTTTCTACACATATGCTTTGTCAGTTGGCAGAGAAAGAAGATGGTACAAAAGCATTTCACCCAGCGGATTTTGCAAACTTGCAAAACGAGTTGCCAGAAAATGTATTAAATGAAATAGAATTATTTTTATTTGGTGTAAATCAAAACGCAACTATTGATAACGCAAAGGAATCCTAAGGGGGGATAACTGGTTAAATTTTGAGTTCTTCCTTGCAACAGAATTAGGTAAGACAGTTAGTGAATTGCGAACACAACTCACAGAAGAAGAGTTGATATTTTTTGCTGGATATTATGAATTAAAGTATGATAGAGAAAAAAAAGAAGCAGATGCAATCAGGCGTAAATCAAGATATAGTTAAAGGAGTTATTGTTTAGTCGTGGCAGTTTCTAATGTAGAACTAAGAGTTAATGCCACACAAGCTGTCACAGCGTTAAAGAATGTTGACGCACAAGCTAAGAAATTTAATACGACTGTTACTGGTACAAGCGGAAAACTAAAAGCAACTACAGGAAGTTTAAAAGTATTACCCGCAGCTTTTAATGCTACAGGAACCTCTGCAAAAGGTGCTGCTGCTGGTATTGGTTTAGCTGGGAAATCATTAGTTGCTTTTTTGGGACCAATAGCTGGATTCACTACAGCTATAGGGGCTGTTTTAAAAGTAGTAGGAAATTTAGCTGCAGCTGATTTTGCAAGCGCAAAAGTCAAAACTTTAGGAGTTGATGCAGATGTTTTAAAACCTAAATTAGCAAGTTTATCTAATGAGCTAAGTGGTCAGGTCTCACAACTTGCTTTGTTATCAGCTTCCTATGACGTAGCATCTGCTGGTTTTGGCGAGGTTTCCCAATTAACAGATGTATTAAAAGCTTCACAATTAGGTGCTACTGGGGGTTTCTCTGATCTAGCTACAGTTGCTGATGCCACTACCTCTGTACTTAATGCCTATGGGCTGGAATCAGACAAAGCCGCAAAGTTGATTGATGGATTTATTCAGACACAAAATGATGGTAAGATTGTTGTAGACCAATACGCACAACAGATAGGTCGACTTGCACCTATAGCGGCTGGTGCTGGTGTAGGTATAGATGAACTTAACGCTGCAATATCTACTGTCACTGCTACTGGTGTTCCAGTTGAATCTACCTTTGCTGGACTACGACAAGTTATTGCTTCAATACAAAAACCGACAAGTGAAGCTGCAAAAGCGGCTGAAAAACTTGGAATAGATTTTAGTGCTACTGCTTTAAAGACTAAAGGACTTAGCGGCGTATTAGCAGAAGTTGTAGAAAAAGGTGGCGCAAGTGAAGAGACACTAGCATTATTATTTGGCTCTGTTGAGGCAAGGACAGCAATATTACCTTTATTAAACGATCAGTTAGTAACCTTCAATAAAAACTTAGAAAACCAAGCAGAGGCTCAGGGAGTAGCTGCCAGAGCTGCTTTTGAAGCACAGAACACTATACAAGGACAACTTACTAGATTAGGCTCTGCATTTACAAATCTGACAACAGAAGGCTCTGAGTTTGGAATTATTATTAGGGAATCTCTTAAAGTAGCCGCAGTTACAGTTGAGGCTTTAGGGGTTGCATTCAAAATAGTTTTGGCACCAGTTAGAGCCGTTAGTGCCGCCGTAGGTCAAATAGGAAAGATAATAGGAGAGTCACTAGGGATAGATGGAACTAATGCATTGTTTAGTCTTGAACAAGGTTGGATAGGAATAAAAGAAGCAATAACAGAGGCTTCAGATAGAGCAGTATTTATTGGTAAAGTAATCGGTGGTGTAATAGGTAACTCAATTAAAGTTGTTGCTGCTTTTATAAATGGTGTAAGAACAAAAGTGGCAAATTTAGCTCAAGGTATTGTCGATTTCTTTAGGCAAGCATTTGAAAAAATTGTAAACCTTATACCTGAACCACTTAGAAAACTACTTGGAGGTATTGAATTACCTGAAATAGATCTAAAAATCAAAGGTGTAAAAGAATTTGGTAAGAATTTTTTAAAAGGGGCGCAAGAAAATTTAGACAGATTGAAAGAAGGTGTGCTTGAGTTTTCTGGTATTGAAAAAACTATAACTGATGAAAACAACAAACAGCTAGACGCTAAAAACAAAATAGTTGACGCAACTGGACTAATCAAAAAGAAAGTTGAAGAGCTTACCCCAGCAGAAAAAAAAGCAAGAGAGGAGGCTGAAAAATTACAAGAAACTTTCAAAAAAATAGGAGAATCTGTAAGAGATGATTTAGTTAATAACCTTACAGATGCAATTACTGGTGCTAAATCTTTTGGCGATGCAATGAGAAATGTATTAGGTAACTTACAACAGCAACTAATAAAACTCGCATTAAATAAAGCAATTAGTGGTATCGGTAGTGCTTTAAGTGGTGGTAAAGGGTTTGGCGGTTTCTTAGGTGGATTGTTTGGTAAGAGAGAAATGGGTGGTAGAGTTCAAGCTGGTGGTGCTTATGTAGTTGGTGAACGTGGACCCGAATTGCTACAAATGGGTTCTAAAGGTGGTACTGTCATTCCCAATAGTCAAATTGGTGGTGGCAATAGCGTTACAAATGTAGTAACAATAAATGTAGACGCGTCTGGTACAGAAGTTCAAGGCAATGATGGACAAGCAAATGAGTTTGGTAAAGTATTAGCAGCAGCTATTCAAACTGAACTTGCCAACCAAAAACGTGCTGGCGGTCTTTTATCTAACGCATAACAATGGCATCATTTCCAACAACAGTTCAACCAGCTTACGGCATTTCCAAAAGAAGTCAGCCAAAAGTTAAAAGAGTAAGCTTTATGGACGGCTTTGAACAACGACAACTAATAGGTATTGCAGCACACAAAAATGGTAAAGTTTATAATCTTGTTTTTAACAATATTTCAGAAACAGAAAGCGATGAGATCGAGTACTTTTTAAATGAGAGAGCTTTGGATCAAGCTTCATTTACTTATACCCCACCTAATCAAACTACTGTAAAAACAGGCACTTACTCACAAAGTGGCACGACAATAACTGTAACTGTAACTGACCATCAATTATTTGCTAACGATTCTATCACTGTAGACTTCACCTCTGGCAGTGCTACAGATGGGACATTTTCAGTTGTCTCATTAACTGATGCTAATACTTTTGTAATAACTGCTGGCAGTAGTGCTACTAATTCTGGAAACTGCACTGTTACAAAAACTGGTACATCTAATTTTGTCTGTGAAACATGGTCAAAAACAATACCTTATGCAAACAGAGCAACATTAAACTGTACTTTTAGGGAGGTGTTTGAACCCTAATGGCTATACCAACAGAGGAATTACAGAAAGCTAATCCAAGTGCCAAGATAGAACTGTTTGAAATACATCTTGTTTCTGCATTGCATGGCAGTAGTGATGTAAAAAGATTTCATAATGGCATAAACATGAACACAACTTATAATGTTGTTTTTCAAGGTTCAAGTTATACAAGAATACCTATTGAGGCTAATGGTTTTGAATACGCGCAGACAAGGACTACAAGACCTAGACCAACTGTGAGGATTAGTAATTTATTTTCAAACGTAACAGCATTAATGACCACTGCTAATTTAACAACACCTAAAAATGGACTTAATGGTGCAAAGTTCATAAGAAAGGTTACATTACTAAAATTTTTAGATAATGCAAATTTTGAATCAGGCACTAATCCATTTGGTACACCAGCCAATAATACTTATGAAAATCAGACATTTTTTATTGATAGAAAAACTGTAGAAAGTAAAGATTTTGTAGAATTTGAATGTGCCTCTGCTTTAGATTTAGAAAATAGATCAGCACCTAAAAGAATTATCACAAGAAAAGATTTCCCTTCAGTAGGCACTTTTGTATGAACAACTGGCAAAAACAAGCACTACTTCATGCTAAAAAAACTCTCCCAGACGAGTCTTGTGGTCTAGTTATTGATAAAGATGGGGTAGAGGAATATTTTCCTTGTAAAAATATTGCTATCGAAGGGGCGAATAGTTTTACGATAGACCCTGAAGATTGGGCGAAGGCTGAAGAAACTGGGACTGTTTTGCACATTTGTCATTCACACCCAAATGGAGACTTGACAGCATCAGAGGAGGATATAAAAAATTGTGATTTTCTTGGTTTATCTTGGTTTATTTTTGATCCAAAAAATAATGAAATGCAAGAACTCAAACCGAAAGTACATAAGCCTATGCTTACAAAAGATAAATTTATTGATAGAGAAAGAAGAGAAGATGAACAGGGTTTAAGAAAAATCAAAGTTTATGGAAGGTTGGCTGAGTTAGTTGGCTGGCACGTTAATTATGCTGATGTAAAAACTATGAAAGATGTATATAAATATATTGCTTGTAATTATCCAGATGTTGAACCACATTTAGCTCAGAATATGTATCGAATAACTATTAACAATGATGTAATAAAAACAAAAGAAGATTTAATGATAAAAAGTGAAGGCGAAATAAGAATGATTCCTATTGTCTCTGGGGCTTGGTTTTGGGTTGCTGCTGCATTAATTGGAGGTGGTGCTGCTGCTGCTGCATCTTCTATAGCTATCGTTGCAACCTTAGGTAGTGTCTTATTGAGTACAGGTATTTCTATGGCGGTAAGTGGTGTTACTAATATGTTATTTCCACCACAGCAGCCTAGTATTGGTGACACAACTGCTGCTCTTAGTGAAACAGATTCAAGAGTGAACTTCTCTTTTAGTGGTATTCAAAACGTATCGCGAAGTGGTGTTTGCATACCTTTAATTTATGGAGAGGTTTTTACTGGATCTATTGTGGTCAGTTCTGGTACTGACACTGCCCCTGTATTTAAGACTTAATTATGGTTTTACCAAGTAACCTAGGTACAAGCAATTTATCTAGTTCACAACAGAACGAGATTAAACAATTAGGAGGTCAAGGCACATCTTTCTTTGACAACACCATGAAAGATGGAGATATTGGTTCAAGGCAATTCGTAACTTTAATTGACGTTATTGGGGCTGGTCAGATAGCTGGATTTCCTTCTGCATTAGATGCTGGATTAACACATGGGTCTACTGCTTATCGGATAGCAAGCCTTAAAGATTTATTTCTTAACGGCACACAGGTTTTAAGAGATGGTGCAAGTAATACAGACCCAGATATTAATGATTTTAACTTTGGCACAAGTGAAGCTAATGCCCCATCTTTTTTTACAAGACTCGGCACTTCAGACCAGACAAAAATACAAGGACTTGTAGAAACAGAAAGAGATAGAACTGTAGGAGTAACAGTAACACAATCTCAATCGCAAACAGTTACTATTACCGACACCTCAACAGAAGGAGTTAGAGTAACTATCGGATTTCCTAGATTACAAGAAATTGAAGATGACGGAAACATAAAAGGAACTACTGTTGAATACGACATTGAAGTAAGAAAACAAGATAATACTTTGATAAAAAAAATAAATCCAACATCTAATTTAACTGGATTGGATCGTAGCATTCATACCTCTGGGGGTCGAGTTACTGGTAAAAGTACTTCTCCATATTTCAAAGACCATATAATTGTTTTTCCTGAGAGTTTGGCTGCATCTGATTTTCCAGTTACTGTTAAAGTTTCTAGACAAACTGCTGACAGTTCAGACGCAAAACTTGCAAATGCTTTTGAATTTACCACTTTAACTGAATTAATTTTTGATAGTCCAACTTATTTAAACACTGCTTATGCATCAGTTAGGTTTGATGCTGAAATTTTTAGAGCAGTTCCTCAGCGAATGTATAGGGTCAGAGGCCGTCTTGTAAAAATTCCACATAATTCAACTGTTAGAGCTGATGGTTCTTTGTCATTTAGCGGTGATTTTAATGGCACTCTGAAAGCAAGTAAAGAATATTGCAATGATCCCGCATGGGTTTTGTATGACATTCTCACTGAATCTGTAGATGGATTTGGAGATTTTGTAGCTGAAACAGAGGTTGATAAGTATTCTTTTTATAATGCCTCAGTTTACAATTCAGAATTAATTAATGATGGCGAGGGTGGTACAGCCCCAAGATTTAGCTGCAATATTGTTATTCAAAGAAGTACAAACGCATATACTTTGTTAGATAGGATTGCTTCTATCATGAGAGGTAGTTTATACATTGACGATGGTGTTATTACTCTTTGTCAAGATAGACCAACAACAAGTACTTACTTCTTCTCTTATGCGAACATAACTGAAGATGGTTTTGTCTACACAGGTGCAAGCCAAAGAACAAAAGACACAGTAATTAATGTTAAATATTTTAGTAACGAAACAAGAAATTTTGAATACGAAACTGTTGAGGACTCAGCAGCTAATCAATCAAAATATGGTGTAGTTGTTAAAAATATTGAGGCAGTAGGTTGTAATAATCAAGCACAAGCCAGAAGAGCAGGGCTATGGCATTTGTTTACACAAAACAATGAAACTGAAACTGTTGCCTTTACAACTACTGCTGATGCTGGCTCTTTAATTAGGCCGAATCAAATAATAACTGTTCAAGACCCTGTACGTAGTGGCTTAAGAAGATCAGGAAGAATAAAAACTGCAACAACGACACAAATAACAGTTGATGATACTAAGGATTTACCTACATCGCATAGCACTGGCGATCAATTATCTGTAATTTTGACAGATGGGACTATGGAAACAAAGACAGTTTCAGATATTACAGGAAGTGTTATTACTGTATCAAGTGCTTTTACATCTGCTCCTCAAGCTTTTAGTGTTTGGTTACTTCTAAGAGAAACTACAGAAACTGAGGATTTTAGGGTTTTATCTGTTACTGAAGAAGATAATACTTTTACCATCAATGCAATGTTTCATAATTCGAGTAAATATGATTTCGTTGAAGATGGTGCATCTGTAACAGTTCCACAGATAACAACTTTATTGCAGCCTAAAGCTGCTCCTAGTAACTTATCAGCAGAGGAATTAATTGTTGTATTAGGCAACAGGGCTGTAAGTAAATTAGTCGCAAGTTGGCAACCTGTTTCTGGGGTTACTGAATATTCGCTTAAATATCAATTTAATAATGGTAATGTCATTACACAAAGAGTTACAGCACCTACTTTTGAGATATTTGACTCGGAACTTGGTGAATATAAATTTGAAGTTTTTAGTTATAACGCTTTAGGTGAGCCTAGTACAACTCCAACAACTTTAACCTTCAATGCTGTTGGTAAAACCGCTGTACCAGCAGATGTACAAAACGTAAAAATAGAACCTTTATCAGATCAGTTTGTACGACTACGTTTTGACCAATCAACAGATGTTGACGTTTTACATGGTGGAAATGTGGTTATTCGTAGTTCTAACCTTACCACTGGTTCAACTTTTACTAATTCAGTTGATGTATTGCCAGCTTTAAGTGGTAATGTCAGCGAAAGTATAGTTCCAAATATTGTAAATGGCACATATCATTTAAAATTCAGAGACGACGGTGGCCGCTTAAGCTCTGGTGATGCCTCTATAACTATGCTTCAAACAGTTCCCAATACCTTGCCAAAACTTACAGTATTAACAGATAGAGAAGATTTAGATAGTCCACCTTTTCAAGGTACAAAAGATGATTGTTTTTTTAGTGATGATGTTAATGGTCTTGTTTTAGATTCAACAGTTTTATTTGATACTGTTGCAGATGTTGACCAGCTTTCTGATTTCGATTTTTCTGGAGATGTAGATATAACAGGTGGGTCTTATGAGTTTGCTAATACTTTAGATTTAGGAGGTAAACAGCCTTTAAGATTACTTAGACATTTTGTTACCCAAGGTTTTTACCCTAATGATTTGATTGACAGCAGAACAGGAAATATCGACACATGGACTGATTTCGATGCAGCTACTGCCTTTGATGTTGGTGCATCTTTGCTTGTCGCTACTACTGACCTTGATCCCGATTTATCAGTTTCAGCCACCTATGAACAAAGTGGTACAACCATAACAATTACAAAAACCTCGCATGGATATTCTGTCGGAGATTTTGTTGTTATAGATTTTGCAGCTGGCGGTGCGACTGATGGAAACTATCAAATAACCTCAAAAACAGATAACACATTTACAGTAACTTCTACTACAAGTGCCACCATTTCAAGTGGAACATCTTGCACCTATGGAGCTAACTTTAGTCAGTTTAATCCTTTTGTTAATGGAACTTATGTTGCTAGAGGTTTTAAATTTAGATGTGAAATGGATTCAGATGATCCAGCCCAAAGTATCGAGATTGATCAGCTTGGATATACAGCAGAATTAGAAAGTAGAACAGAAACAAGTCTTGGGAATGCAGGGGCAACAAATGGCTTAATAGCTTCTGGAACTTCCACAAAGTCAGTTACATTTACAAACAGTTTCTTTACAGGTCAATCTGGTACTAGCATTGCAGCTAATTCAGTTTTACCATCAATAGGAATAACAATAGAAAACGCACAATCAGGAGACTTTTTTGCTTTGTCTAGTATAAGTTCTACAGGTTTTGACATAGATATAAAGAATGGATCAAGTCACGTTGATAGAAATTTCAAATATGCTGCAACTGGTTTTGGTCGAGGCTCTTAAATTATGGTAACCTAAAAGAAAAATTAAAATACAATGGCCACACATGATTACGTCATAGATAACTCGACTGGCGCCAACGTGAGAGCAGACATAAATAGTGTATTACAAGCAATATTAACAAATAACAGTAGCTCATCTGCTCCTAGTACCACAGCAGCTTATATGTGGTGGGCTGATACAACAAATGGTGTTTTGAAAATAAGGAACTCTAGTAACAATGATTGGGTAGAATTATTTCAATTAGATGGTACGTTAACTCTTGAAGATGGCAGTGCGAGTACCCCTGCACTTGCTTTTAGAGACGATTTAGACACAGGAATATATAGTTCTGCTGCCAATACTTTTAATGTTGCTACTGGCGGTACTGAGAGATTGGAGCTTGGCACTACAACAATATTTAATGAAGATGGTGCAGATGTAGATTTTAGAATTGAAGGTGATACAGAAGCTAATTTATTTTATGTTGATGCTGGTAATAATCGGATTGGTATAGGTACATCAAGTCCAACTCAATTAATACATTTAAAAAGTAGTGCGCCAGCTATACAGTTTGAAGATACTGGTGCAAATGGTTCAGCAACTTCTGTTATTGAAGATAATAATGGGTTTTTAAAGTTAAGATGTGATACTGGAAATGCAGGTACAGGGTCAGGTATTGGATTTGAAGTAGATGCTTCAGAACGTATGAGGATTACTAAAGATGGCCATGTGGGGATCGGTACAACAAGTCCAAATGTTCTTGGTGCTAGTAATACTTCTACAGTTTTATCGATAATTGAAACAGGCGGTTCCAGACGTGGACAGATTGAATTAGGTGATAATCAAAATGTAGATCAAGGTGGTATTGGAGATATTCACTTTGTTGGACATTATCAAGATGCAAACCATAAAGATATGGCTGTAATTAGAGCAAATGCTGATGGTAGCACTTCAGGGCAAAGAGGTGCTTATTTATCATTTAGTACTAAGGCAAATGCTTCGACGTCTTTATCAGAGCGCTTGCGTATAGATTCTCATGGACATATGGGATTAGGTGTAACTCCTGATGATGGTTGGCCTACAAATGGAGACTTTAGAGCGTTTCAGCTAGGTACAGGTGCTTGTGTTTTTGGTAGAGGTAGTGGAGATGAAGATAGAGGTGGATTAGCAGTAAACTATTATGCTACAGGTTCTGGTAACAAATTTCTTGCTAATGGACACGCTAATTTAGTTTATCTAAATGATGGAAATATAAACTTTTATACTTCTGCTCAAAACACATCTGGTGCTGATGCAGATTTAACATTAATTGAAGTAATGGAAATTAAGTCAAATAAAGACGTAGAAATTAAAGACGGAGATTTGGTTATCGGAACTGCTGGTCATGGTATTGATTTCTCTGCACAAAACACATCTGGTGCTACTGGAGCAAGTACTAGTAATGAGCTTTTAAATCATTATGAGGAAGGGACTTGGACTCCTACCACTAATGGTGGTACATTATCTGTTGCAACCGCACATTATGTAAGAGTAGGAACTTTAGTTATGGCTCAATGCTATGTGACATTTCCTAGCATGAGTGGAGGTTCAGAAGTACTATTACAAGGATACCCTTTTACTACACCCACTGGTAATGATTTTTATTCTGCTGCGGTAAATTCTGACGCTAATTTAAATACTCAATTATGTGGTCAGTTTGCAAGTACTACAATGAAATTTGCTACAGAGAACAATTCAAAAGCAAATTTTAACCAACTGTCTGGTAAATTTGTAGTTGTATCTGTTGTTTATTCAGTTCATTAGACCGAGCTACGTCTTAAAACTAAGCCTAAACCTGTTTTAATCGGAGATTAATCCTAATGGCACTAACAGAATCAATTGAATACGACAAAATAGAGGTCG